TGTAAGCAACTACAAAGAACCTGGTGTTGACTATAGTACCGGCGTTGACAGTGTTGGCGACTTTTCGCGCTTTCAATTTGGTCGCATGGACACAGATGAAGAGAAGTCCAACTACCTAAAGACAGTAGTAGGTGACGAGGGTTTCCGTGTAGATGCGCTTGGCCGTCATATCCTGACACAAGACGGACGCACCAAACTTGGTTTGGGTGAAGGCCGTGAGCTTGCGGTAGACGAAGAAGGTTTCTCCTTTAACGATGTAAAAGAGTTTGCTGGTGCAACAGCTCTGCCGATTATTGCTGGCACGGGTGCTGCTATTGCTTCGTCAGGTGTAGGCTTTTTCCCGGGGATGTTAATTGTAGGTTTGGCTGGTGCTGGAGGTAAACTTCTTGACGAGGGCATTGAAGCTGCTGAAGGCTTGCAAATGCAATCTCCTACAGATATTGCCCGTGATGCCGCTCTTGAAGGTGTTTTTGCAGGGGGAGGTGAACTTGTTGGTCGAGGCATTTCCAAACTGTTTGGTCGTATTATCAAAGGACCAGGTGGCGCGGAAAACGAAGCGTTGCGTGCACAGGCTCGTGAAGTAATCGCTAAAGGCTTCCGCCCTACAATTGCTGGTGCTACGGACGAAGCATTTCGTCCAGTCTTGAATCGTCTTCAAGCCGTTTATGAAGGTGTGTTTCCGAATCAAAAGGCGGCGATGCAGAACCTTGAGCAATCCTTGGCACAGATGCGTGCGCTTGGAATCGCGGACGATACAGCAATCAACAACCTTGATGAAGTTGTTAAACGTGACATTACGGATTTTTATGCTAATGCAGACCAAAAATTAGCTAATGCTCAGATGCGTATGGACGAGGCGGTCAAGGGTGAGATTGATCAAATTATGCGTAATCTCAAGGATGGGAAGACCATTCCTAAAAACCTTGATGACATGATTCGTATGCGCAAAGCCGTGTTTGATGAAGACGTTGATCGCCTATACACGGTTGTTAATGACAAGTTGCGCGGTCAAGCAATTATACCAACAAAGGGTATTAAAGAAGAACTGGAGCGACTTACAACAGATAGTATTGCAGATATTGGTGCGACTCGATTTGCTGCACAAGTAAAAGGTCTTGGTGACTATGCTACGGCAAGAGAATTATCTCGTATTCGTACAGGCTTGACTGACGCTTCTCGCAACCCGGCTCTTCTTAATGATGTCAATGTAGGTGCTCTTGGTTCTCTCAAGGCTTCTGTGAATCAAGCATTTACGGATGCTGAAATCACGCTTGCTCAAATGTCCACTAAAGGTTTGGATGATGCAGTCACTGAAGTTGGTGGGCCTACTATCATTAGACCGGATGGATTCAAAATGGATCTATCTACGGGTGAAGCGAGTGATGCGCTAAGACTTTTGAATCGAACAAACGAGTTCTACAGAGACAGTGTTAGTAGATTTGATAACATCGTTGTTCAGGACATTATAAAGCAGACTAAGTCTGGTCAGATGAACATGAAGTTCGTGTTCGACAAGATTATACAAGAAGACAACCCAGAGGCACTAGATCAGTTGTTCAAGGCCATTCGTGGTGCTCCAACGGGGAAAGCCTTGGGTGCGGAAACCGGAATCGTAGATCTTGCAGAGGGTACACGAATATTAAAGTCTCGCAGGATTGGCAACCGAACCGTAGAACAGGCTTTAAGAGACGTTGCTGATTTACCTGCCGACAACCGTACTCGTATCATGGTTGAAAAAGCGGCTCGTGACATTGAAGCTGAAGCCGCCGAGCGTGCTACAATCCGTGGTACAGGAGCCGAGCAAGCTGAAGCTGTACGTCAAGGCTTGTCAAAGATGTATATACAGGAGCAAGTAAAACGCTCCTTGACCATCGACCCTGCTACAGGAGTCGAGGTCATCGACCCTATTAAGCTGGTGGCAAACATCAGACAAAAAGGCACAACCGTAGACAAACTACTAGGTAATGACTTAAAAGCTGTAAACGATGTTTTGACAGTTCTGGAACGAGGAAAAGCAAACCTTGCACCCGGAATTGTGCAACAGTTGCGAAGCAAACCACTTGGTCAGGCTCTGAAAGACTTACAAGCGGCAGAAGCGCGGCGTGCGGCGGTGGACAGTAATGTTGTTCTTCGCACACTACAGTCAACAACTGATCCTGAAGTGATTGCGCAGACTGTATTTAGAAACCCTGCCTCAATCCGAGAGGCACAAAAGTTCCTTGGCAACAAGGTATCTACTGTTAATGGTCGTGAAGTTCCAACCATGGAACTGGTACGCGATGCCGCCATGGGCAGAGTTCTGAAGCAAATCGGTGCTACGGTGGACGAGGCTGGTTCAATTCGTATGACAGATGACTTTGTCGAGGCGTTCAAGTCAGGCAGGTTGGGTAACAAACTTCAGTCTGTTCTGCGGTCATATGGTGACGAAACACTAAATACCATGTTTGGTAAGGGTGCCGCCGAAGGATTAAACGCCATGGCAGAGACTATGGTTCGTGCGTCTAACGCCTCGATTGCTGGCAAGGGTGGTCTTGCTGCACCAAACATTGCACTCGGTCTTGGTGTTGCCAGTTTGATTATGAACCCGCTTGCTACACTGCCTACAGCGGCGGCGTTCAAAGTAATGTCCGTTGCCCTTCGTAATCCGAAGGTGTTGAAGATGATGATGGCTTCGCGTCAACCAAATAAAGTCAAAGACTTTCTGTCTGGTAAATTCAAGTCTAACGATCCGATTGCACAAGGATTTCAGACCATGTGGCAGTTGGCATCAGCGGCTACCGTTCAAGGCACACGCATGAACGTAGAGCAAGCGGCTGAAGAAGTACGGCCTATAACGGCGGCGGCTAGACAGCAAATTGCTCCTGTGGCTAATCAAGCCTTACAAACAGCGCAGAGCGCAATGACTCAAGCTCCAAACGTACAGCCTGCTACGGCTGGAACAGCGGGACAAGTCTCCTCAATCCTGCTACCCGACCCTGCTACAGCCGCATTGGCGCAGAGTCTTGGAAGAACAACCCCATGAACAAAGATAAGTTACGCGAAGAAATAGCCGAAGACGAAGGCTGCAAATACGAGATTTACTTGGATCACTTAGCACTACCAACGTGTGGTGTGGGTCATTTAATTACTGAACATGACGAAGAATATGGCAAGCCAGTCGGCACTGTAGTCGAACAAGAACGAGTGCGGAAGTTGTTCGCATTAGACATAGCAGTGACCATAGACGAGTGCAAAGTGCTGTATCCAGACTTTGATGATTTTGACGAAGAGCTACAACACATATTGTGTAACATGATGTTCAATATGGGTCGGCCTCGATTGTCAAAATTCGTTGGTATGAAAGCTGGAATTGATGCTCGTGACTACAACGAAGCGGCTAATCAAATGGTCGATTCCAGATGGTATACGCAGGTTCCCAACCGAGCTAGACGTTTGGTAGCACGCATGAGGGCGTTGGCGGACTAGCCAACCTCTCCCCAGTTGTTACCTAGTTCCTGATCAACCTTACTCGGCACCTTTAGTTCCGTGCTGGTCTCCATAATCTCCGTGATTCTTGACGCTTGCTCCTTGGACTCCACGTTGAAGCACAGTTCGTCATGCACTGTAAGTAGGGGCACCAGCCCTTCCTTGTAGCATTCTGCCATAGCAACCTTGGTCTGGTCTGCCGCCGAGCCTTGGATTAGCTTGTTCAAAGCCTTATAGGTAAACGCCCTCTTGAGTATATGACCATATTCTTTCTCGGCCTCCTCGCGCTTCATAGGCTTGTTGTAGCCAAAAGTCTTAGGCTCCCACATATCAAACCGGCACAAGCGACCTGACATTGTACGGATCTGCCCATTGATGCTGGCTCTTTGCGATACGAAATCCGCTAGACCTTTAACAAACGGAACCTTCTCACGATACTTAGCTAGAAGTGACTTAGCCTCCTCCGGACTGATATCCATGGTATGTGCCAGCTTGCCTACGCCCATGCCGTACATAATCCCCAAGTTGACCGTCTTGGCTTGCTTACGAGTTATAGACGCCAAGTCTGCAACCATCTGATGGAAGTCCGCATCGCCTTTATGGTACTCCGCCACAACGCTATCAATGATGGGGTGTCGCTGGTCTTCCGGTAGGGATGCGCAGTAATGTACCAAAAGCCTTGGCTCTTGACTCGAGTAGTCAAAGCTACCCCACTTGCATCCTTCGTCTGGTATAAACAGACCTCGGATCATGGCTTTAATCTCTGGGTCACGCGCTGGGATCTGCTGTAGGTTCGGATTGCTAGACGAAAAGCGTCCAGTGACAGTCCCGCCATCGTCAGAGCGGAGTTGATGAAACTCGCAGTGTATGCGTCCGTTATGTGCAAACTTCAAAATGTTGTCGATAAACGTATTGCTGGCCTTGTCTAATTCACGCAAACGAAGGATCTTCGCCGCAACAGGGTGCGGACTAGCTTGCAGGAACGCTTTGGTAAAGGACGGCTGGCCGTTGTTTTCAGTCTTGTTATAGTATAGGCCATGATGATCAAAGACGGCGGCAACGCTTTTGGCTACCCACGGTTCTACATCCACACCTGTCTCATGCTTAATATCCGATACCAGATCCTTCTTGAGTCCGATCAGTTTCTTCTTTGCCGCCTCGGCGCCGTCAATGTTTACCTTCACGCCCCTCTCGCGCATATCCAACAGAACTGGTATGAGAGAGGTCTCTAACTTAAACACATCCATGAGGCTCTGCTTTTTTATCTCCACCTTCATCGTGTTCCATAGCTTCAAGGTAAGCTCGGCATCCTTCTCGGCATACGCCCCCACAAACCGTGAGTTCAATCGCCACATCTCCGCCTTGGGATCAAAGCCGTGATCTGCCGCAGCGGCACGCAAGGTCTTCTCGTTCTTACGCTCATCAAGGTAATCCTTCGCCAAGTTGTTAAGGCTGTAACTAAACCGGTTCTCGTTTAGCAGTGGTGCGGCTACCATGGTGTCGATAATCGTGCCTTGAATCTTGACCCCTGCCCACCGGAGCCAACCGGCGTCATAGGTTGCATTGTGCATAACCTTGGGGATATTAGGCGTAGCAAGCTGGTCTGCTAGCCACTTCATGACTTTCTTCTGGGGAATGTTACCACCACCCTCATGTGCGATGGGGTAGTAGCCTACGAAATCGCCGGCTGCGATAGCCACACCTACAATGAAACCATCACCACGCGCCCACCCTGGGCCTAGTGTCGTTAAGTTTGGATCGTTGGTCTCAAGGTCGATTGCAATAGACTGGCTGTTCCGCAGATCAGGAAACACCTCCGGTGGCACCCAATCCTTCTCGATGGTATCCAGATCAAGCCTATGCAGGAACGTAATCTGACTACTTTCCTTTGCCATCTACTTCTCCTCCGAGGCTAGCGTATCCAGCGATATCTACCCATGAATCCTCATGTGTTGGTGTGACTATGAGTCTAGCAAGTTTTAGCGCCGTAAGACACTGATAAACTTGAGAAACAGACACTTCCTTGTCTAGTATGACAGACCACAGTTTAGCCACGCGCTCATGGTTTTCGTATGCATCGCCGTAGTCCTTGGCTCTCGGACCATTGACCAAGCCTTTGGCGGTATCAAGTAATTTATCTCTTTTCATATCACATACCTATATTTTGCGTGGGAATCGACAATGTGCAAATTGTGTCGTGCTCTGGTCACGGCGGTGTAAAAGACGCGGTGCTCATCATCCTGATCTGGAGCATTGACCGCAGGGTATGACGAGTCAGTTAACAATAAGATGTTGTCATCCTCGCCGCCCTTCATCCGGTGGATGGTTGACAGATTGATACGAGGCTTAGTCAGATCCTCACCCCTCCGGCGCACGGCGCCCATATATCGTATGTCCTCAAGGGACATGTTAACCACAACCTCTGGCCTTGCATCTTGATTAGCAAGCAAGCCATGCTCGGCCACTAGATTGTCGTAGTTGTGGAACCCCTGCGGATCTACCGCATCAAAGGTTTTGGTCGCAGCGCGTTTGAGCAACGCCTTTTCACCTTGCTTGGGCATAAACGTATAGAGCTTCTTTACATCACCCACGCTTGCTGTCTCGCCTCTGGCCAGCCGTTGCCAGATATCCATAGCTTCAAGCAGTTCAAGTGAGATCATAGAATGACCAAAGCGTTCAAACAAATAACCGTCTTCGCGTAAAGAATGGTGAATTGAGTTCAAGGCTTTGTTGGTTCTAGCCATAATAGTCCACGAACCTTCATCAATATTCACATCATACCAATTCATGTGAAAATCCACGGCGCCATCTTCATCTCTTGGTTGCCAGTGCTTCTCCTGACGAGTTCCTATCCGGTTAACCAGATGATTGGCTAGCCGGTACACGCTTCTTGGTACACGATAACTTTTGTCAAGAACCACCTTGTTATCACAAGCATTCATGAAACTGTGTAGATCAACGCCATTCCAGCGGTGAATACACTGATCATCGTCCCCCGCGTAATACACACGGCTGGCTCTCTCCTTGAGTATCGCTACCTGCTTCCATTGTAGCGGAGTCAGATCCTGCGCTTCGTCAACAATGAGAACATCCAAGACAGGACTGGTGCCTTGCTTCACGAACAACTCAACCATGTCCGTGTAATCAAACTTACCGTTGTCTGACTTGTATGCCGCATAAACTTGATCCACGCGCTTGACCATCGACCAATGCAGATCATAGTCACCCCTGTCGTTGTACTCCTGTTCCATGCTAATACAGCGCAACTTGGCACGACTAATCACTTCCAGATACCGATTGCCCTCCTTCATAGACAAAGGCACCATACCCTCTTCCATGACTTCAGCAGTGCTCCGGTCAAACGCCATGCCCAAGATCTCGCCCAACTGACGAAAGTCCGCCGGTTGAACCGTCTCTCTTGTCTCCATGCCTAGCCAGTTAAAGCCTATGGAATGTAGTGTCTTGAACCACGGCACATCTTTTTCGGTGAGCTGTAACTCACTGCCCACACGCTCTCTCGCCTCTTGTATGGATTTACGAGAGAAAGACACGAAGCCAATCCTGTCAGGAGGAGTGCCACCGGCAAGTTCCTTCCGGACAATATCAATCATCGTATGCGTCTTACCGCAACCAGGTGGCCCGAAGATCAGCGTCTCATCAGCCATCAGTTTTCTCGCGTGGACGAGAATCAAGCCATTGCTCGACCTCTGTGCGCAGCCATCTCATTGTACTATTCTTTTCCGTCTCCGGACCTAGCACAACTGGTTTAGGAAAATGACCTTCTTCTACCCATCTGTAGACGGTAGAACGAGCCACACCTAACCATTCGACAACCTCACCCACTTTGAGATACCGTTCATCAGAATGGTATGTCATTTAACTTCTCCTCTGTTGGTAGTTCCATTTCATCATTGTCAAACTCCGGCACGAACCAGACGCGAAGATTCTTCCATTGACCTGTATCTTCGTCTTTAAACTTGTATGTGGTGTTACACTCATTGCCACCGTTCATATCTTTTAGGCGTTGCTGTACCTGCGGACGTTTAAGTTCACGGAACCCGCGATTGCGTAAGAACTCCATCAAACCCTTAATCGTGAACATTGTCAGATCACTTTCTGTCCAAGGCTTGCCAATCGCCATCTCCTGCGGAGACTTGGCTCTAATACGGCTGGTGCAATACACTTCCACAAGTTCTTCAAACTGACCTTTAATCGTCAGTTCCTTTGGCACCTCGATATGAGTTGCCTCTTCCAATAAACCGTTTACATAACTCTGCCAATCCGGCGCCTTCATTATGGGCGGCATAACATCCAGTTGCTCCATACAGGCACGTTGAAACTGCAACGGCATCTGTAACTGTTCGGTGGATAACTCCAGCCGTTTGCCATCGAGATCAAGGAAGTAGAGCCTCGGCTCCGACTTCTGGATAGTCAGGCCAGTGATCCCCGGCATAGACCCATTCTTGCCTATACCAAACTTGGCTTGGCGGCAGGCCGCTTTATCACAATGACTGCCCATAGGCTCTTCTTTACAAAGATAACCATAGTCCTTCTTCTCATGCCCATTTTGAATTGAAACTACTTCACTAGCTGGCAGGGATGGCTTGCAATATTTCTGATTCCACTTTTCTAAAGTGGCTTTCCACTTATCCGGGTACATCATCTTGGCGGTTACTGCCGCATGAAACATAACCCTGTTCCTTGTGCCATCAGGCACAGAGGTAGCAAACATTATCCGTAAGCATGGCGGCATCTCCCGCAACTCATCATCTTCGCTGGCAAAATCTAGTTTGCGCAGATCCTCCAAAGTACATTTGATCTTGTCTACCTGATTTAAAAACTCCTCAAGTGAAAGATCCTCGCCCTTGTTGTTTATTGCATAACGTAATGTATTCTCTGCCTCAAAGTACGGCAGGTTGATAAAGTTACCCACATCCCCACGCTCGGCAAGAATCTTGTTCTGCTTTGGAAACACCTCACATCCACCAAAGCCAAGTACAGCAGCGAACTCCGTAAGGTGATCACGCATATCCGTTGCACTAATCCAATCCTGCATAAACAGAAATAGATGCGCTCCGCCTGATTTTGATCGGCAAACAACTAGCGGTAGCTTAAAACGGCGGCAC